GAATATATATTAATAATTCTACCCAAGCTAATGCTATGCTTGAGATATTGAAATATTTGTAGAAAATAGATTAAAAGTTTGAAATCACTCAAGGTGTAGACTTATGTTATGAATGGTAGACCATTATATAACTATAATGTAAGGGCTGATCTTGGTGTAGGTCAGCCCTTATGCTTAAAACCATTCCGCATCCGGATGCACTTCAACGGACAGATGGTTCATTATTCTGATGATTAATTTTCGTATCATAAATATATGTTTTGAGTGTTACTGATAACTTTCCGGGTTACTCTATAAACACTCCTAATTATATTCTGATGGATATTTTGTACTATCTGTGTAGTCAACTACCATTTTGTCAAATGCGGTAGAAGGATAACTATATAGTTTAAACATTTCAGCTATAAATTTTCCATGATACATTGCACCAGCCGTTATGAAGGATTTTCCTGCGCTGTCCTGACTACCATAAGGATGATAATCATCATTTATATAACGCCGAGGATGTTCTCCTGAAGATACAGCCATATCCCATAACATGGGAGTGTTGGCACAGTGACTGACATCAATCAAGGGAATAGACAGCCTATTGGCCATCCATTTCATTTCATTATGGCATTTTTCCTGATCCTTCCAATTTATAGGTGATTGAAGCGATGTACATATCATAAACTTACAATTCGGGAATAATGTTCCTGTACGTTGTATAATATACCTAATCGCTCCGGCTATCTTAAAAACAGGGACCTGTTCAATCGGGACCATTATATTGTCAACAGAAATAAATTTTTCTTCCATAAAGTCATCATAATCAAGATGTGATGGATTTAAATCAGGCGATGATATATCAGCATCAGTTACAAAACTCCGGTTGCTCCATCCATTAGGATTGGATCTACTTTTTTTAAAGTCATTGGTACAGCCAACAATCAAGAGATAATCAGGTTCTTGTAAGTCTCCTGTTCCGTGTGCTGTTATCATTTGTTCCAGTCTCGCAATATATGATTGCATAGGTTCTTGCACAACTCCTTCTGTTATAACCGAAGAAGCATCTGTCAATGTATACCCACCTGCAGCATAATTAGCTATATATTCAGGCTTAATTTCATTTACAAAATATTTTACCCATGCGCCAGACTGATTGGAACCTCCTTGATGCTTGAAGGTATTAAGAGAACCGCCGAAACCAGTGGAAGAGGTACTGTCACCTAATATCCATATCTTTAATCCGGTAGTATTCTTTTGCATATTATTTATATCAGCACCGGTCAATTCACCCTTATTAACTCTGGAAAACCCCTCTCCCCGAACAGCTTCCATCACTTGATTTTTTTCGCATATTACAGGTATTATATAAGACCGGTCAACAGCACTTGTATATTTCCCGACCATTGCCATGGCATAGACCTCATCTTCTTGCACTTTGAATTCATATAATCCTTTCAGACCAAAAGTGGCACTACCATTTAACCATGTCAAGTCAGATGCTTTTAACGCACGTTTCAGTTGTTTATTTTTATCAAGCAGCACCACTAAAACCCCGGAAGTGCCCGAACTTAAAGTTCCACCAGAATCCTTCTGCATAACATAATAATTCTTACCCTCCTCTACCGGTATATATAACGCACTCCATGCTGTGCCTCGTGGACCACTATTGGAAATACTCAAGTGGGTGTCCTCAACTGTAAAAACTGCGTCAAAAATCATTCTGTCAGCAACCAGATTGGATGTTTTGGGAGAAAACTCCAATTCGCATGGTGAATCCATCAGATAGATTTCATTTTCCCCCCTCAACTTCACCATGCCGGAAGGTTGAACCAGCTTATATGAATAAGTCTTTATAGTTGTCTTTTCAGACATATTATTTTGCCTACCGACAGACCAAGGCAATTTATTGCCTGAAATGTCAAAAACTTCGACTCCATTATTCCAACCCGTTTGCGCAGGGGAAAAATAGATATCTAAATTTTCATCATAAACCTCACGTGCTAATATATATTCTATATCTCCGTTATCTTTTACATCCTTATCCAAATAGATCTGTCGTTGTGTGTCTGTGCTGTCTTGAACCCAAGCACGAACATCCGACTGATTACTATCATCAACAAGGGACAAATGCTGATATTCCCCATCATAAGGATGAATATATTTTATGCGCTTGACCGGATTGGATATGATATCCCCACTTGTCGGAACAGTCAGGTAATTGACTGCATAATGGTTGTTAGCGATATCAATACCAAAAAAACTAATATTATATTCTCCATTTTCGTAAAGTCCGGGTATCTCTATAAATGATTCATCATTATAACTATCAGCAACATCCATCTTCATGGTAATCTCCTTATCCAGAGATGCCGCATCCGCTGTGAACGACATATATGCAGCATTGTCAGGAATTTGAATACTACTTGAAGATGACTGACTTTTTATAAATTCCATTTGTATATCATAAAAAGTAATAACAAAATTAGAATTTGTTTTTAAAAGAAAAGGAATATTTATTTCCTTGACATGTTCTATGTGAAGAAACATTGTACAGATCCCATTGATTTTCGATATGCCATTATTATCCTTATACAGATATCGACAATAAGGAATAAGCGTTCCCCTTAATCGGTATGTTGTCAAATTTTCAATATCAGACGATGACAATAGGACGCGATAGTTGGAATCTGATTTTTTATCAGTATCTGTATAATCTCCAGATATCTTCTGTTCGACAACAAAGCCTCTCTCCGGATCATTATACACCATGATCATCCCATTGAACCATGATCCTTTATAACTCAAACGGGTATTATAACGGTCTGTTGTCCATTCCAGATACGCTACCGTATTTGTCAGGTACAACCGATTCCTATAAAGTCCCCAATTCTCAACTGATGTCATCTGATATACCTCAATCTCACCTGATATATTGGTAAATGTCACAATCATCCCCTTTACGCGCAATTTGGTTGGTATGGAGTCTTTGGCTGTTGAATATGTATGGAATTCACCATTCGGTAAAGGTGCTTCAATGTCCGCATTCCACCATCCGGAACTGGATTCTGAATCATAACAAGGTTCCCATCCTCCCCATTTTGACTCAGAAGATATATAGGATCTACGTAGGATATTAACCGTGTTGCTATATTGTTCAAGCCCACCGCTACTATTGGCGTTATATCCTCCTATAAGACACTGACCATAATAATTATTTCTCGACTTCGTAACTATTAACAGACCATTTCTTCCACTACTTTTCGTGTAATATAATCCAACATTATCATCTGTGTTCAATGTGTCCAAAACGTTTAAACCGGATCCAATGTCAATCACACCTTTAATCGCCGTTGTATTTTTTTCTAACTCGGAAAGTTCTTCTGTCAGGCTCTTGCGGCTGTTCGGATTGACCACCGCATCGGTTGTGGTAGCCGGGAATATGGTTTGGCCACCCTTGGTCAGCTTATATATTTTTGCCATAATAAATCTCCTATATTTTTAGATTAGTAACTGTTTCTTCTTCCTCTTCCGGTGGCAAAGGAGGTACAAAATCACTCAGCACATCTTCATACTCATTATCCGACAATGGGAACGCCTGAATTGTATTATATGCGGCATAATCGGGATAAGATGTTATTTCCACCGTGCTTTCATCGGTTTTCCCGGTAGTCAGTACGATTCCTGTATCTTCAACGGAAACAAGGTTGCAGATGCCATCCTTAAAGTCGGAATCGGATATGAAGTATTCACGTTTTACCTTCAGCATACCGGGAGAAAAACAGGGATTGTCGAAAGCGACAAGCAGGTTGCCGTCTTCCATGCGGCTGCAACCGACATACTCATGCCCGTCAAAGGAGGCTATGAACTTTCCCTTGAATGGATTGAAGTAAGTGAACCGGAAGGGAGTATTCACATCCCCGTTCAAGTTCTTCTCTATGATCTTAAAATCGGACTGATAATTGATTCTCATAACTATAATATTGATGTTACATCGTCTATCTCCTCGGCTGTCAGGTAGCTGGATAAGTCAACACTTCCGCCACCTCCTGTCGTGCCTGTAGGACTCCATTTTCCCTTTGTTTTGCATTCATATATAGGACCCGGTATGGTGTCACCCACAACAGCCCAGTCACCTACAACAGGAGATGGAACAGCCGCTTTCAGCGAATCAAGAGTAGAGAACAACCCCTTGTTGCGGATGCCGTTCTGCTTGACCTTCTCCACTTCGGCGGACGTCTTGCTAAAGTTGTTGTTAAGACGGTCTGCCGCCTCACTCCAAGTTCCCGTTTTGTTAATAGTATTCAGTTCCATATCACTTCTTTACTTTTAAAGTCCCGTTTGTCACGACTCCTTCTACTGTCTCATATTCCACATATACCTGCCCGGAACTGACGTTATCTTTAGACGGCCAATTACTGCATTCAATATTGGCCACATACTTAGACACACTCCCCCCGTCATATACCGGTTTCATCCCAACCAACAGAGTTTCGCCTTTAGAACCATAGAAGGATACGTTATTGGGATTAAGAATAATATCCGTATTTTCTACATAATTCTGTATTCTGATACGTTCCGGATATACAGTCGTTTCTTGTATCAATTGGTCCCCTACATATTTCCGTAGAATCAAATCACCATACTCCCATCCGTCTGATGATGTGTCGAACCTTAATATCAAGGTGGCATGTCCTTCAGTCGTGTACATTTCAAGAGTATTTTTATCCGGATCAATGACAATGCGTTTCCCGTCAACAGATGTTTCTACTTTTCCGCGGAAAAATCCGCCCAAGGCTTCAACCACACCGCGGAACTTACCACCCAGGGCATAAATATAGCCACGAAGGAACGTATCGCCACCATGAGTGGCAACGAAGTTCGCCATGTTCGCCCATTCCGCATCTGTGGGCTGGTAATCAGGATCATTACGGAACCTCATTACAGTCAGAATCGCCTGTTCAAGTTTTCCTCCTGCCCAAAATGCCACATCATCATCGTCATTGTATATGCCGCTAACTCCGGCTGTGACCTTCTGTAACTTGCCATTCTTGTAATTACCCAGTTGGATCATATTGGCAAGAATCAGACCACCAAGGATATCCACAGATCCATCCTTAATCGCGCTGGCGATATAATTGATTGACTGAAAACCGGCTGTTGCCTTGTCGTTATCCAAAATGGACGGTTTCCAGTCTGTGGCAATGGTCCCTCTTTCTAGCTGAAGATCACAAACGGTTGCGGTACCGCTAAGCATGAAAATACCTGTACCGTTAAATGCGAACTTGAAAGTGTATCTTTGATAATCGGACGCAAGAGGCTGAGTTGTGCTGAAATCACCACACGAAACAGCCACAGACGTACCTTTAGCCTTAAAGGATATAACATAATTTTCATTTTTAATCAAGGACACGGATTGGGACAAACTACCGATTGATGCAGAATACCCAGAGCCGGCAGCACTATCTGCGGATACGGTAGCCACACCCGTCCAATACTTTAATTGCTTGCTGAAAAGTTCGGTGTCCGTCAACAATTGAGTATCAGAGGACAATGTTTCACTTTCATAATCTCCGGTAAACCCGGAGTTACGCAACAGATTGACCGAGCCGACAGCCGCATTGTCTATCGCATCCTGAGCCTTTTGGGCCAAATCGGCAGCCGCCTGTATCTCATCCGGCAAGCCTTCCATATTCTTCCATCCGGTAGATCCCTGCTCGATATGAAACATACCCTTGATATCCACACCGCCTTTCTGGCTATATCGAATATAGGAACTCTCATCCTTGGCACCGATATAGGCGTCACCATACACATTGATATAGGCGTGTCCGGTAGACTTGTCAAAGCCCAGCCCGATGACTTCTTTCCCGGCAAGAGAGAAAGAGTTGATACCTTGATAGAAAATAATGGAAGGCGAAGTTTCATTAACAGACGAAAGGATTATAGCTGCCTGACGGGTGATATCCGTCAAATGCCCAAGCCCGATGATATCATCACCGGCAGCCGGAACATCACTGTCCTTGTCAGCATTGGTTTTGCTCAAGTCAATATAGTCAGATCCTACACCTGTCACCTCACGCCAATAGTAGCGGTTGGATACATTGTGGGATGTCCCTTCTTTAATGTTAAATTCTTGGGCTAATGCTAATGTACCGACTGTAAATTCGTTATTGATTGTCACTCCATCGACTTCCGACAAAAAGAAACAGCGGTAGCTCTCATCAAGTTCCTCCACCCTGACACACTTCATTCCGGCCGGAGATATGATCTGTTCACCACCAACATGCGTCTTCTTCTTGACCTCAAGCTCGTCAAAGACAGCCTTAATTTTTACATAAAGCCGGTCAACAACGGCTTGAGAGGTACCATCTTCCAATACAGTAATTCCACTACCATTCTTACCTATAAGTAAACCCTTCAAAAAAATGATCAGCTCATTGGCGGCGTCAGGATTTCTTTTGCTGATAAATTCATTACGTGATCTCAGGGAGGAGAAGGCGGTATAGTCACTGGGGGATTCCGTATCTCCCATTTTCAGAAGTCGAATAAACGTCTGCGCCATCTCCTGCGCCAGCGTGTATTCCAGATTGTTCAGCGTCGAGTCCACGGATGACTTCCATGAGGTACTGACCGCTGACGAGCAGTCAATGGAAGCCTCGGAAAGATTGCCCAGCTTCCTCTCTATCCTTGTGATGCGGGTGTCAAGATACCCGGCCTCGAAATACTGCGCGTCCTCCAGTCTCACCCTTTGCCCGAGCGATAACGGCACACTGTTCTTATCCACATGGATGTAATCCGTATCGCCGGAATAGATGGATATGTCCTTGCTGTATTCTGTCAGGAAGCTGTCAACCGCCTGCTTGTACTGTTCTTCCGCTATCGGGTAATACTCATCCGGCATGCGGATGTTCGTCAGGATATACGTGTCACCGACGTTCGGTATGATGTTGCCTCCCGGTATCTGGGTGTTCTCGTCCGGGTAGGTGTTGATGATCTCGAACTCCTGTGTGTCGTTATGCCAGTTGCACTCGAACTCCCTTCCGGAGAGGTCGCCGCTTTCGAAGGTGATGTGTATCACCTCGCCGCCGATCATGTATTCATCCGGATTGAAGGGCAGATCCTTGTCCTTGACATAATAGACGGTGTATTTCTTCCCGTCCTTATTTGTCTGCTCCTCGGACCTTACCGAGGATACCGTACCCAGGCGGTGCGGGAATATATCCTGAAAGGCCGCTTCCTCGCGATGCTCCTTCAGTCCCAATTGAGTGTTCAGGTCGATATACTTGTCCCGTGACGGCAGTTGTAGATGGGTGTAGCCGTATTTTGACGGGTCAATATTTTTGGTTGAACCTACGGGGATCAGCCGTGTGAACCATTTGACCGAATTGGAGTTCTCATTCTGGGTCAGCCCCGTCTTCAATCCCTTCATATAGCCGAGCGTAACCCGTTCGCCGTGTTCGCATTTCCCTATGTTCAGGTATTCCCCGTCCAGCCACCACTCGGTTTCCCAGGCACCGGCTATCTCGCCTGCCGCATCCCAGCAGAACAGGCCGTTGAAGTTGATGGTCTTCCGGTCGCCGGTGACGGCCTGGCCTGCACGCCACGTCACACCGTCGGTGTTGCGGTTCATGTTCGCCACCAGCTTTTCCAGCATTTCCATCGGCGTGCCGTCGTAGGCGAAGACGGACTCCAGGTCATCCTCCCCCTGGTTCAGACGGCAGAACAACAGGTCCTGCATGTCGTGCTCGCGGCCGTAGAAGCTGATATTGTAGGTGTATTTCTGTGTGTCGGTCTTTTTCGGGCGGTACTCCTTCTTTATGGAGAACCGCTTTCCTGATATCTCCACATAGTCGCCGACCGACAGGACGAAGAACTCCCAGGTGGTGAAGTTCACCGTCACCACGAATTCCGCCCCCACTTCCTCGGTCCACCGGGACGATGAATCGGGACTGACCTTTCTTTTCAGGGCTCCCTGCCTGTCGTAGATTTCAAGTTCCATTTACAATGTCTTTAAATCGTTTTTAATCACTGTTTGAAAAAGGTTTCGGCTCGCGCAGCGTGACCGTGAATCCGGCTATCTGCTGGCCGGTATTCCTGATTGTCGTGAACTGGCTGTACCGGGTATATTCCTTCAGATAGACCTTCATCACCCGGCCTATCTCCGGGACATCCAGCGTCAGCCATCCGGACTTCAGCAAGGCAAGCACGGCGTTGTAGTTATTGAACCACTCGGCCCGTGTATCCGCAACCACCGCCATCTTCAGCGTGATGTCCCTCGCCTCGTAGCGGGGAAGCAGGGTTTCGGGCAGCTCCTCGCCGTCAAGCTCCCGGTAGCTGACGGATGTGTACTCCTTCATCTTCGGCGGCTTCATCAGCGAGTCGTAATTGGTATGGTCCCCCGCGTTCTCCTCGTACAGGAAACATCCCAGGGACGCCATATCCGTCCCGTTTATCTTCAGCAGTCCTTCCTCCACTTCCATAGCCCTATGTTTTCAGTTTCACACCGCGCCGGAGCTCCGCGATGTTCTCGTTTATCGTTTCGAGGTGTCTGAGGTACTCCGAATTCCCCGCAATTTTGCCCAGGGATGTCGCCATCCCCTCGAGATGCCTCGTAAGGTTGTTGTCAATGCTGATGACACGGTCAAGGGCCGCATTGCCGATCCCCTCCAGCCTTCCGGCCGTCTCCTCGGTCATGGAGGTGACGGTTCCGGCCCGGCCGGACTGGGAGGAGCCCTCCGGCTGTTTGATATCGATCCCGGCATTCTTCAGGTAGCCTCCGACCAGGTCCATGATGTTCTGCAGCCCGGGTATGGCGCTCTGGTAGTCGCCTACCAGGCCTTCGGTGCGTTCGGCCACCTTCCTCATCAGCTCCGCCTCGTCGATCTTTCCTTTGGCGTACTCCTCGTACAGGGCGGCAATGTCATCACCGAACGAGCCGACCACCTTGTCAAGCACGATGGTGCGCATCATGTCGGAAACAATGTCACGGAAGGTGTCCGAGGCATAGTCCTTGAAGCTGTCCAGCGCGTCCTTCCCGTTGTCGAACCAGTCCCACAGGCTGTCCACGAAGTTCTCCGTCAGCGGCTCGTACAGGGAGCTCACATACTCGTGCAGCTGTTCTATGTATTCGTCGTATTTTTCCCGGAGCTCTATAAGGGCCTCGAGCGTCTCCTTCGTCTGCCCGACAAGTTTGTCGCCATAGTTGTCAATAAGCGATTGTGCAAGTTCCTTGTTGACCAGCCCTTCATCGTCAAACAGCTCGCCTAACCCCTGGTTCCGTGCCCAGGTGACAAGGTCCTCGGTCTTCTGTGACTTCCCGCCGATACCGGTGCCAAGGAAACCGCTGCTTTTTTTCCGCGTCTCGATACGCAGGTTGTTGATAGCCGCCGTCTGGCCTTCCTTGTAATCCCCCTGGCCCCAGATGTCCCTCCATTCGTCCCACCATGCAAGGGCGGACAAATTGCCCATCACCCAGTTGAGCGCGCCCGTCAGCCATCCGCCCCCGCTCTCGTTGCGGTATATCGCCTGTGACTCCATGGCCTTGTCCGCGTAAGCCTTGGCCACTTCGTCATGCAATGCCCTGTAATCACGGAGATTCTTGAGGTTGTCGGCGGAGAACCAGTTGCTCTCGGCCTGCTGCGCCTCCAGGGCGGCGATGCGGTATTCGTTCACCGCATCGGTCAGGGCGTTTATCTCCTTGATCTTCTCGGCGTAGGCCTCGTATTGCCTGAAGGCCCGGTTGTTCCCAAGCTCGCTTATCTTCTGGAACAGCTGTATCGCGGCGGATATGATGGTCAGGATGACCGACGCCTTCTCCACCGCCGAGATGGCATTCGCTCCGGTCTGCGCCACTTTGTCCAGCCCGTTGATGGTGGTGAGGGTGAACAGGGCGATATCTCCCATCAGGGTGACGATCTCCCCGGCCTGCCCTCCGATGGCGCCGCCCAGTTCTTCGACGGCACGCGCCAGCTCCCCGACGATGTCCGCCGCTTCCTTTTCGGCTTTCTCCACCCGGGAGGAGGACCTGGCCACCTTGTCCTGCGCCTTGTTGTATTTCTCCATCGCGGCGGCGGCCGTCAGATAAGTTTCCTCCATCTTCCCGGTCCTGTCATTGTATCTCACCCCCGTGGACACCCGTCCTCCGGCATTCACGGTCTCGAGGTTCCTTTGGGCCTCGGCAAGCTCGCGTTCGGCTTCGGCGAGCTCGCTCTTCCTGTCGGCAAGCGCCTGGAACGGGTTCCGGCTGTCCAGCTCGTCCATGATCTCCCGGATGGTCGTGGTATATTCCCGCAGTTCATCGGGGGAGAGCACCTGTGCGGCGGCCTGTTTGGCCTTCTCGAACTGTTCCAGCAGGGAGTTCAGGGTGCCTGTGGAAGTTTCCCTCAGGTTCTCGAAGGCGCGTATGTAATCGGGTGATTCCGTCAGCTGCTTGTAGTCCAGCTTGATGAGCTCCTTCCCCTTGTCCCTGGTCGCACGCGCGATCTGCAGGTCCAGGGATTCCGCTCCGGCGGCATCCCCTTCCGCTTCGGCCTTGCGGCGCTCCTCATAAAGCTGTCCGATCTTATGGTTGTATTCCTTGTCCAGGGCGGCCCGCTTCTCCTGGTAGGTGCCGTATTCCTTGTAATATTCCACCCATTCCCTCAGGTTCCTGTCGCGGAATTCCTTCTCGATGTCGTAGGATTCCTTCAGGTATCCCATGGTAGCCAGCGCCCGCTGTTGGGACGCGTTGTCCTTCACGGCCTGCCTTTCCTCGGGCGTGGACTTCACACCCCGTTTCTTTTCGGCCTCGTCCATTTTCTTGAGGGTGTCACGCTCCTCCTTGTCGATCTGCGCGAGCGACTCGTCAAGCTCCTGCCTTGCAAGGGCCTGGCGTTTCCTTACACCTTCCTGCATGACCGATATGCGTGCCGCCTCAAGTTTCTGCTGCGCCCTGATACGGGCATCGGCGAGCTCGTCCTGATAATCCCGGGCCGGTTTGCCCGTATCCTTGGTTTTCCTGCCGTCATCTTCCTTTATGCCTGCCGATTTAAGCCTCTCCTTCCATTCCTTTGTCCTTGCAAGGAACAGGTCCATATAGGATTTGGCCGTATCCTCCGCCGCCTTCTGTTCCTCTTCCAGGGCGGAGATAGCATTTTTGCTGAGCTGTTCGGCCGTGGGAGTGTCCGCCTGACGGGTATAAGTGGCTGATCCGGACGCGGAAGAGAAGAAATTGGCCCTGAACTTGTCCCAGAAAGTCGGGCCCTTCTTCCGCCTTTCCTCTATCTCGTTCTGTTTTTTCAAGGCCTTCTCCGTCTGCTCCGTGGCCAGTTTGAACGCTGCGGCCGCCTCTGCCCTGAGGATCATCGCACCGATGAACACGTCCGTATTGTCCACCAGCAGGTTCTCGGCGTCATTCACGTTGCCCACCTCAACACCGAGTTTCCCGAACTCCTTCTTGTTTTCGGTGATGAACTGTTTCTTATCCGCCATGTTGTCTCCCAGTTCCTTCCATCTTTCGGACAAGGACCTGACGATAGTGACCTGTTCCGCCACATCGCTGCTGCTGTTCCTGAAGGATTCATTCACCTTTTCCTGGGCTTTCGCCGCGGACAGGGCGGCATCCTTCACGCCGAACAGGCTCTTCACCCATCCGCCGATCTCCTTCCCGTATACGACGGACAGGGTGATCAGGGCGGCCAGCGCCGTCTGCCACGAGAACAGTGAGGAGAGCACCTGCTTCCACACCGGGGTGGCTTTCTTTCCGGCATCGGTCAGCGCCTCATACTCCTTGCGGGCTGATGCCAGGGCGTCGGTGAACATGGGGATGTTGTTGGAAATGGCAAGGAAGAACATCTGGGGACCCATTGCCAGCGAGGGGAGCTCCCGGGCGATCTGCTGCATGCTCATCCTCACATTATTGAGTTTCGGGGCGGGATCATCTCCCATGAGAGGGGTGGAGCCTGTCTTTTTCTTCTGCTCCTCCAGCCCCTGCAATTCCGTCTTCAGTTGTCTGACAACTCCCTGCAGCGCCTGGATGTCCGCCATCTGGGCGTCGGTATTCGTACCTGCGGCCATGGCCTGTCTGAACCGTTCCTGCAGGGTCGCAAGCTCCTGCTCCAGTTGTGCGATGACAAGTTTGGCAAATTGGCTCATATTGCCCAGGTTGCCCTCCACCGAGCGCAATCCCTTCAGTGTCTTGTCGTCAAGCAGTATCTCCAGTCTTACAGGTTCCATTCCTATCCTCCGAGTTTTGTTTGAAAATATTCAGTGGTGAATTTGTCCGGCCTACGTTTGCGCTCCCTTTCCAGGAGCTCCTCCTTGGTCACATACCGGCTGACATCCGTGTTCATCAGCATCAGCTCGGCGTAGCTGATCTTCCACAGGATGTGCCGTTTTGTACGGCCGAACCGCTCCATCGCCTGCGCGATGATTCCGAAAACGCTATGGGGGCCTTCCTGCCGGCCCGTTAACCCGTTTTCCTTTCCCGGCTTCCTATCGGCTCCAGCAGCCCCGCTGTCCTGGACGCCAATGGAATAGTATTGCAAAAAGGCTGTATGTCCATGCCCCTGAGCAGCTCGATGAGGGCGGCGGAGAGCATCGCCGGATGCACCCTCCATCTGAGGTACCATGCCACAGGGCCGGAGAGCAGCATCCCCGAGAGCCATCCGGTGCATACGGCCAGTGCGACCATCCGGCTGACCGCCTTTCCCTTTTCCGACACGAACCGCATCCTTTCTTCATAGTCCATCGCCCTGATATCCTCCGGGGTGACGCCGAGCTCCAGGTACCGCCTTGCTATGCGGATGACCGCCCCGGCGGGCGGACGGCGCATGACAAGGAAGGATTTCCCGGGGCGTTTCCTGAAAGGTCTGAGCGGCATCACCGGAATGCGGATGCCGATGTCAAGCAGCATGTCCGCCGCCTGGCATCGCGTGTCCCTGTCCTCCGTCATGACTGCGACGGAATTTCACCGGCGGGGGGCACCTGTCCGGGAGGGAACACTTTGTAGGGAGGTTTCTCCCCGGCCTCCTGTATCTCCAGTTCGCACTCGATGCCCAGCACGTTGCTGAAGTTGATGCCGTTGGCAAAATTGCAGGTGAGCACCCCGTTGTAGATCCGGATCGTGTGGCCCGTCACGGTCTCGATGTCGAACACGCCCTGCACGTCCTTGTCCTCCGTCGGGGGCACGTAGATTCCGGTACTTTCCTTCGTCCCGCCCATCACCTGTATCATGTTGTCCGCGGACAGCTCGATGAGCGTGAACGTCCATGTCTTGGTTCCCGGTGTGGACTTGAGCACGGCGAACGGCGCGTTGCGTTTCTGCGCCGCCCAGATGCGGGTCTTGGAAGGCGAGTCGCCTCCGGGCTGCAGCCCGTCCTCGGATATCAGCCCGAGAGCCTGCCCGTTATATTTAAGAGCTTTCACGCCATAGATGGCGCCGGTATTCGTTTCTGCCATAATGATTCATGTTTTAATTGTTCCTTGATTTGTCTTTAAACCGCCGGAGTCCCCAGAAGAGAAGCAGGAGGACAAAACAGCACAACACCTTCGTCCTTGTCCGCTCCCAAAAAGAGGGAACCGGCTGTTTTTCCTCGGCCGTAGCCTCCTCTGACTCCAACCTCATATCCGAGGTCTCCCTTACGGTGATCTCCGGCCGGTCATGCGAGACGGCCGTGACGTTCACGCCGCCTTCCCCGTCCGACTCCACCCTCACCTCCAGCCCCTCATGCTGCTCCGTCACGCCCATGCCGGCCGGAAGGCCGCCTATCGTCCGGAGGAGCCCGGGTTTCAGTGCCAGGCTCGTCAGAGTCGTCGGGGCCTTGCCGAAGATTATTTCCCCGGTTACGCTCCTCTGAAGAGAGCCCGAGCGGACGGCTGTTCGGCTCTCCCTGTTTGCTGCGCATCCAGACAACAGCAGGACAGCGCTCAGCATACTTGCACTGGTAACATTTACGCAGCGCCTGTTCCAGAACGATAATTTTCTCATTGACTTTTCGTATTTGGTCGCTTAAATGTAAAGTCGTCTCGGAGAGGTCGTCATACAACTGCTTGTATGTGCCCTCGTTCTCCTTGACCGCACGGACCTTGACGAGCCTGCGGTCACGCCACCAGCCTATTGCCATGGCTATGCACCCCGTGGGGGCGAGCCACTGCTGGAGAAGTTCGAATACAGTGCCCCAGTCCATACGCATGTCATTTTTCAGATCATCTCCCAGCCGGCCTCTATGTCCGCCATGACGGCGGGCACGCCGTTTTCCACCCGGCTCATCGCGGCGGCCAGACGGCACATCGTCCCCTTGTCATCCACGTCAGGCTCGTAGGTAGTGGGAACCTGCAGCTCGCCGCATACGCTTGAAAGGTATGCGCGGGTGTCGTTCTCCGTGGACGGGGCGTAACGCCCGATCATAAGGGAGAGGGTCCTCAAACCGTGTTTCTTCCGGTAGTTCCTCAAGGTGATGAGCATGGCACGGTAGCCGTATCTCATGTCGGTGAACTGGAAGAACTCCTTGTCCGTCTGCACCGGGCGGAGACCCTTCCACCTGTCACCTGACAGGCGGAGGTTTCCGGGATTATTGTTTCGTAGTCCTCTTGGTGTCGCCATAATCAAACCTCCAGACTTTCTGCAGACGCACTGACAGCAGCCTTGCTTTCCTGTCCGGCAAGATCGCTTGAAAGTGTTATTTCCTTCACATCCCCCTCAAACCATGACTTTCCGTCATAATAGAGGGATACAGTCTTGCCTGGCGCGACTTCCGTACCCTGTACGGTCGCTTTATGCTCAGCCGATTTGTTGGACACGGACAGGCGCGCTCCCGCATGTACCGCGGCCGCCTCAATGGTATAGGTCTGGTCTGACGCGGGAGTCAGCTCGATGGCGTCATCCTGCGATTTCATTGTGATCGTGGTGTTGGACGTTGTGATGACATTCCCCTCACGCGCGTCCAGCATGACCACCTCCTCACCGAACGCCGTGTTCGTGTCCGCGGTCATGAGCATCTTGAAGAAGTAACGTTCTCCGGCATTGGTCAGCTTGTCGATCTGGATCACGTTGAAGTCGTTCTGCAGGTTGACCGCTCCCCAGAAGTTGGACTGTTCGGTCGGTGTAGCCACTGTTCCGATGATCAAGCCGTCCGGCCATGAGGATACGGTCTTGATCGTAGTTCCCTTGAAGCGCATGGCGCTGGTATCAGTCCAGTTCACGCCCTTTCCCTCGCGCAGGATAAGCTCGTCGTCATACCGGTCGGCATCGTCAACGGACATGATATACACAAAATTGGGATTGTTGCGGAGAACCTGGGGAGTTGCCTTGCGCACGCGCATCAGACGTTCAATCATGGTGTCGTCTTTCGGAGAGTTCACACGGATTACCTCAGGATCTTCATAGACACGCATCAGAATGCCGTTGAACAGGTGCTCGTCATCCTCCTCATCATCGACATAGATACCGTTGACGAAGTGGTATCCGAGTTCAAAATCCACCTGGTCGGACAAGGCTTTCAGAAGGACGTTCTGCACATTGGGGGGAAGCTCCCGGAATACCAGTTCCCCTTTGGGCTGGAACGGACGCCATATCTGCTCAAAAGAGCGGGGATTGAACGTGGTAAAGGCCATGAAGTCTTTCGGTTCAAGCACCTTTTCCGAATAAATGAAATCCCCTTTGGAGTCCTTGTCCTCAGGCTGTTCCACGCGTTTGCGCAGCATCTTGTTCGTTTTCAGCCGGGGAATGGAGTATTTCTTCGTCACATCGGGCACGAGGTTGATCAGCCCCTTCTGTACCAGTTCGTTGCCCGTGGCCGCCTTGGTGAGTATCCTGTCGAGCACCTCACCGTCATAATTCGTATTCTTGATAGTTACAGCCATAATCTTTTCATTTTTTAATTAAAACCGTTCTTTTTCCGGATTTCTTTCCAGTTGTCATTCCATCCGGATTTGTCCTGTAGCGGGGTGTCCGGAACATCATCCACGCTTTTTTTCTTCGCAAGCCCGTCGACAATCCTTCTCCCGTTCTCATAATCCTTCTCCAGCACCGCCTGATACGCGTCACGGTCGGATGGGGCGATACGCCCGTCCTGCATGGCGTCCTCGAGAAGATTCCTGATCTCGGCCTTTCTGGCCTCGCGCTCCTTCTCGACATATCCGTCCAGACTCGCCTTGAGCGTGTCACGTTCCTTTACCAGCGCGTCATACTGTCCCGCCTTGTTTTCAAGGGAGGAGAGCGTGCGCACTACGTCCTCATCCGTCGCACACGAGGCGAAGGATGGTCTCTTCTTCAATTCTTCATACATCATATTACCTGTATTTAATGTTTGATTGTCCAGCCGGGCCTGGAATGCGGCATAAACTTCCTGCGGTGTCCCGGCATCCACTCTCTCGCCGATATCATAGATACCGTCAATGAATCCCATCTCCCTGGCCTCCCCGGCGGTGATCCAATGGTCCTTCCCATCGAAATAGGCATCCTTTATCTCCTCACGGGTCTTCCCGGTCTTGGAGGCGTACATGTCCGCCAGCGTGTCCTCGAGCGCCTCCAGCTGCTCGGCGACGGCTTTCATCTCCTCCTTGTTGCCGTAACATCCCCCGTAAGGGTTATGGAGCATCAGGCGGGCGTACTGGCTCATATATACCGGTTTCCCGCACAGGGCGATGACGCTGGCCATGCTGGCGGCGATGCCGTCGACATAGATGGTTATGTCCGCATCGCTGGCCCTGAGGGCGTTGAATATGGCCATGCCCGCGTACACGCTCCCGCCCGGGGAGTTTATGCGCACGTCTATGCCCTTATACATGGAGGCGTATTCATACAGCTCGCAGACAATGTCCTTGTCGTTGACCCCGTCAAAACCGCCGATCTCCCCGTACAGGAGGATGCAGGCGGTATCAGGGGAGGGTATCATGTTAAAGTATCGCTTTTTCATCGGTCGTCTTCGGTCGTCTTAAAATTACGATGCAAATATGGAGAGTTTTTTTACTGCAGTCAACACCCTTGGGGCATGATGCAACTTTACAACCGCATGATGAAGTCATAAAACAGTGTCATAAATTCAATATATTGCAAATCAAATATTTAAATACGAATTTTGCCGTAAATAAAAAAGATGAAAAAATGGCGGAACTGACCAGCAGACAAAAAAAAGATTTTGCAAGGACTATTTACCTTAATGAAGAACTGACACACGCGGAGATTGCCGAGCGTGTGGGGGTAAAACGTCAGACTGTCTCCCGGTGGGCCGGTGAAGGCAATTGGGAACGGTACAAGGTATCCATCACCATGACACGGGAAGAACAGCTCAAGAACCTGTATCTCCAGCTTGCCGAGCTGAACAATGCCATCAACGGGAGACCCGAGGGGGAAAGGTTCGCCAGCACGGCCGAATCGGACACCATAGCCAAAATAACCGGGTCCATCAAAAAGATGGAAACGGATGTGGGGCTGGCTGACATCCTTTCGGTTTTCAAAAGTTTTGTCAAATGGCTGCGCACTTATGACATGGCACGCAGCAAGGAGATAGTCCCGCTGCTGGACGCCTATGTAAAATCCAAACTGTAAGGCTATGGCAAAACTCAGACTTACCCCCCGGGACAGGGCCGAACTGGCGGAATGGAACGACCTGGTGGCATCCGTCCGGGAGAGTTCGGACATTAACCCGTCCGACTCCACCGCTGAAATAGAGGACCGTAAGAAACGGCTGGAGGCGGATAATGAAGCGTGGTTCCGTTACTATTTCGCACAGTATTACACCTGCGAGCCGGCCGGTTTCCATAAAAAAGCGACACGGCGTCTTATGGGGCACGACCGCTGGTATGAGGTCAGGGCATGGTCGCGCGAGCTGGCCAAGTCGGCACGCGCCATGATGGAGATCGTCAAGCTGGCGCTTACCCGGCAGGTACGCAATGTGCTGCTTATCTCGAACTCGCAGGACAACGCCGGGCGCCTGCTGCTGCCCTTCATGGCCAATATGGAGGAAAACCAGCGCATCATCCAGGATTACGGCACACAGAAAAAGCCGGGTTCCTGGGAAACAGGGGAGTTTACATGCCAGTGCGGCTGTTCCTTCCGGGCTATCGGTGCCGGACAGTCGCCACGCGGTACCCGTAACAAGAACTTCCGTCCTGACTTTATCCTTATCGATGATATAGACACCGATGAGGAATGCCGGAATCCGGAACGTATCAAGGCCAAGTGGAAATGGCTTGAAGAGGCGTTGATTCCCACCATGTCCGTCTCAGGACGTTACAGGGTGCTGTTTAACGGAAACATCATTGCGGCGGACTGCTGCATCACACGTGCCATCGAAAAGGCTGCGGAACTCGGACAGAAAGGAATAGGATACGCGGACATTATCAATATCCGTGACAAGGACGGCGTCTCCTCATGGCCGGAAAAGAACTCCGAAGAGGATATAGACCTGTTCCTCTCGCTTATCAGCACCTCGTCGGCACAGAAGGAATTTTTCAACAATCCGGTCAGCGAAGGGAGCATATTCAAGAACCTTGTATTCGGGAAGGTCCCTCCTTTGAACAAATTCAGGTTCCTTGTCATTTACGGGGACCCGGCCCCGGGGGAGAGCAGGAGGAAACAGGCCAGTTTCAAGTCCGTCTGCCTGCTGGGCAAGCTCAAGGGAAAGCTGTATGTGATCAAGGCAAGGGTGTTCCGGGGTAAGAACGAGGACTTTATCGAGGCGTTCTTCGAACAGTACAAACATGTGGGAGGAAAGGCTTCCGTTTACGCCTATGTGGAGAACAACAAGCTGCAAGACCCCTTCTTCAAACAGGTTTTAAAGAAGCATCTGAACAGGCTGCGCAAGAAACACGGCATCCCGCTGAACATCATCCCCGACGAGGAACGCAAGACCGACAAGGCAACCCGTATCGAGGCCAACCTTGAGCCCATGGACCGTGACGGCAACCTCATATTCAACGAACAGGAGAAAGACTCCTCGGACATGAAGGAGCTGGTTGACCAGTTCCGGATGTTCGAGCTCACGCTTCCGTACCCCGCGGACGGCCCGGACTGCGTGGAGGGAGGGAACAGGGCCATAGACAGGAAGGCGGGGAACATGGAGAAGCCGGTCATAATAGAAAGGGCGGCAATCCGCCGTTTAAACAAGTACAGGAGGTAAACGACATGTCTGAATTCATCAATCTGGATGACTACGATGCGAGCATCCACAGGGAGATCCTGGACAGCATCATCAGGGAGGACGAGTCCATAGTGGAGATATGCGAGGACCAGGCGGTGGCGCAGATGCGCTCCTACCTGTCCGCACGTTATGACTGTGACAGGATATTCTCCGCAAAAGGTAAGGAAAGGAACGCGCTCATACTCATGTTCGCCAAGGACATCACGCTCTATCATGTATGCAGCATCCACAACCCCCAGAAGTTCTCCCCCATACGCAAGGAACGTTATGACCGTGCGATGGAGTGGCTCAAGGCGGTCAGCAAGGTGGAGATCAGCATAGCCGACGCTCCACTGCTGGACGAGGAGACGGCAAGGAACAACCTGCCCACCCAGATAAGAAGCAATCCCAAACGTGTAACACACTATTAAAATGGCAAGGAAGAAAGAGATATCCATAAGCGGCAACATGCCGCTTCCGGGCAGGAACACCCCGGGAACAGTCATCATCACCGCACCCAGGCTGTTCATGAAGGATATGGCGGACTATATGCAGGCCGTCAGGGGGGCGAACAATGTGGACTTCACACAGCGGACGAGGCTGTATGACCTCTATGAGGACATCCTTATGGACGGGCATACGGGAAGCGTCATAGAGAAGAGGAAATCGGCAGTGCAATGCTCACAGATCGAGTTCAGAAGGAACGGCGTCCCGGACGAGGGGATCAACACCCTGTTGCGCTCCCCCTGGTTCTACCGGTTCATCGGAGACCTGATAGACTCGGACTTCTGGGGGTTCTCCCTGTTCCAGTTCTATAAGGACGGGAGCGGATGGATGGACTACAGGCTCGTCCCGAGAAAGAACTATGACCCGGTGAGGGGGCTGATAAAACACCGGCAGGAGGACACCACGGGGGAACCGCTGGAGAATTACCACACGATGCTCTTTGTCGGGGAGAAACGCTCCCTGGGAAGACTGGCAAGGATAGCCCCGTATGTCATATACAAGCGCAACGACATGGCCGACTGGGCACAGTTCTGCGAGATATTCGGAATGCCCATACGCGAGTACACCTACAGCGCCGGTGACGAGCAGGCCCGTGACCAGGCCGTGAAGGATATGGCCGAGCAGGGAGGTGCGGCGGTGTTCCTCCATCCGGAGGAGGCGCAGATGAAACTGATAGAAAGCGGCAACAAAAGCGGCAGCTCCGACCTGTACAGGACCCTGTACGACACATGCAATGACGAGATCAGCAAGATCGTGCTGGGAAACACGCTCACCACGCAGGCCTCGGAACGTGGCACGCAGGCGCTGGGGACCGTACAGGAGAAGGGAGAGAAGAAACTGAACGAGGCGGACCGGATCCTGGTGCTGAACACCCTGAACTATGACATGACCGATATCTTCACCGCTTTCGGGTACGACACACGGGGCGGGGAATTCTATTATGTCAAGCCCAAGGAAACCACCGCCGAGCAGGAGATAAACATCATATCCCGGATGCGCCAGATGGGAACTCCCGTATCGGATGAATACGTGTATGAGGCTACGGGAATCCCTAAACCGGAGAACTACGGCCGGCTGAAACAAGGGGCAGGCACATCTGACAGGGACAAGGATGATGTCCCAGGCGGCACGTCACCCGTACCGGCCGGAAAGAAAGACAGAAAAGAGGAGGACGGTATTGTAAACCGTATCAGGTCTTTTTTCGTCGCCGCCCCGCGGAAAGGGGCTTTAAAATGGTGATGGACGACCTCTACGGGGAGCGCTGCCGCCGTTGTCACGGCCATGCGGATTCCCGCATGCAGGGGGCGGCCGTTTCGTTTGAGTTTACAAGGGAGCTGATGGCGAAAGTGCTGAGGGATATATTCTACCGGACGTTTGATGTAAAAACGGAAATAGACGAGGACCTGTTCCTGGCTACGGTCAGAACTTTCGGCCGTGCCGCGGAGGAAGGATTCGGTCAAAGCGACAATGACAGGCTGGAGGAAGTGTTCCTGGAGCAGATACGCGACAACCTCGATGTGTTCTCCGCTTTCCGCACCCACCGGATGCAGAACGACATTGCCTCGCAACTGCTGGACGAAAAGGGAAAACTGAAACCTTTTTCCCGGTTCCAGGAAGACGTGCAGGCGATTATCGGCACGTACAATACGGCGTGGCTCGAAACCGAGTACGATACGGCGGTACTGCGTGCCCGCCAGGCGGCTGACTGGAAGCTGTTCGACAGGGATGCGGACATCCTTCCGAACCTGAGGTGGCTTCCCACCACCAGCGCGGAACCCGATCCCGTACATGCCCAGTTCTGGGGGATTGACCTGACTTTGCCCAAAGGACATGGGTTTTGGAAAAGCCACCGCCCCGGAGACCGGTGGAACTGCAAATGCTCGCTGGAGCAGACGGACGACAAGCCGACGCCCGGGTATGATGTGCCGTTATCGGACTATCGGCCCTCACCAGGGCTGGACAACAACCCGGAGGAGGACGGAAAGCTGTTCAGCGACACGCATCCCTATATCGCCCATGCGTATCCTTCGGCGGAAAAAACCGTAAGGGACTTTATGGAAAGGAGAAAAAAATGAATGTGAATGACGCCGTCAGGGAACTCCGCAGGAAGGAGAAGGAAATCAAAAAGGCCTTCAGCAGGACGCTGCCCCGCAGGATCGGGGCAAAAGCGGTGAACCTTGTAAACAGGAATTTCCGCGAGGGAGGTTTTTATGACGGAGGGCTGCATCCTTGGAAGAGAACAAGGAGACAGGATTCCGCCAAGGGGGCGGCGGGAGAATACGGTCCCCTGCTAAGCCGGCGTAACCGCCTGTCCCGAAGTTCGGAGTATAAGGCGGAGCCTTACAAGGTGACGATACGGAATACCGTGGAATATGCGGGAATCCACAACTACGGGGGACGCATGACCACACATCCGAGAGTGACCGCCAAGATGCGGAAGATGGCATGGAGGATGTACTTCAAGGAAGCGGGCATCACCAAAAGGATGGGGAAAAAGGCCCGCAGGCAGAAGGCAGAGGCGGCACCGCCCGAAGCCCTGAAATGGAAGGCGATGGCCCTGACAAGGAAACAGAGGCTTGACGTTAAGGCGGACATGCCCCGGCGACAGTTTATCGGACCAAGCCGGGAGCTGCGTGAAATGACGAGAAAGGAAACGGAAAAGGAAATAACCAATATATTGTTAAAATGACATGGAAACTTTATTCAATGACATTCAGAAAAGAATAGCCGACAACATAGCATGGCTGAACAAACAGGTGGACGAGGATTACGGGCAGCTGGACATGCTCTACCGTGACGACGGGGACTCCGAGACCTATCCGATGGTATTCCCCATGGTGCTGGTTGACACGCCCGAGGTGGAATGGCAGACACTGGGAGGGGCGGGCGGATACATGCAGAAAGGGACGGTATCGGTCATTGTCAGGCTGGCTGTTGACTGCTATGATGACACGCATTACACCAGCGGCACGGCGGACAAGGCCGCCGGAAGAATGGAACGGGCAAAAGAGGTGGACGCGCTTCTGCAGATGTACAGGCCTGAATGCTGCCAGACACCGCTTGTGAGGAAAAGAAGCAGGTTCCACACGATGCCCAGGGGGATAAAGGTCTATGAGACACACTATGAATGCACCGTGTGGGATAATGCGGTCAGTCGGTAAAAAGGGAGAGCTGGGCGGCGGTAAGACGGGGCTTCTTTATTTTGGGGACCGGCTTGACATCGATATCCTTCAGCCTGTTGCAGTTTGAACGGATGATGGCCATGATGCGGTCCACGCTGATGAAGAACTCCTTCTCGGAAAGGATCTTCAACGCGTCGTCAAAACGAAGACGCTGGATTTCCGTCCAATAATAATAGCGGCGCAACAGTGCCTCGTTACGCTTCATGATCAGTTCCGAACTGCGACCTCTTGACATACCCTGAAAACTTGTTTTGATGATAACACCTGATACCTATGCACAAAAGTAGTGATTATTAAATAAATATGCAACAAAGGGAGGGTTAATAATAAAAAGCCCTCAACGCTTCCGTTTTCTGATCCCCATCACAAAACAAAGATAAATGCACATTATCCACACGCTGAGGGCTAAAGTCCTTATCGTGGATAATGTGCATTTTGTAATGGGGTGCACAAAAGTAACAATAAAAATTGAATAATCATGTGCAAGAGCGAAATTTTCTTCAACCTGCTCGGCCTGACCGAGCGTGAAACGGAAGTGTCGAGGGAACGTATACTGGGCGACTTCAGGGACATGGAGTCCACGGACGCCAGATATGTGCTTGTCAGGCTGCTCTCGGAAGCCGGCCTGTATCCCGACCAGATAGCGGGGATGACCAACCGCACGGCACGGGGGATACGGCGCCTGCTGGCGCGGAACATCACCTCGCCGATGATCGGAATATATCTGGAACAAATAAGGAAACACATCAGAACAGGACGCTCGACGGAGCGCGTGTAGTTGAGTATGTTTGCACCACGGTCGGATTAGTGACCGGAACTACAAAATACAAATACAACTATGAGTGAATCAAGAACTTTTGTGTTCCCCGAGAACGGGAACTCCGGAGGCGGCACCAACGGCATTCTGGCCATGCTTCCGGCGCTTATGCAACAGCGCGGTGTGGATCCGAACATCCTGGCGCTGATGGGAAACGGCAACAGCCGTAACGGCAACGGCTGGGGTGACGACCTGTTCGCCATCCTGCTTCTGTTCATCCTGATGGGATGGGGAGGCTTCGGCGGTTTTGGCGGCGCCCGTGGCGGAATGATGGGCAACGGACAGGGCGGCGTGGTCCCCTTCGTGCAGAACGACGCGAACACCGCCGTGATCATGCAGGCCGTACAACGCAACGGATACGACATCCAAAGCCTGGCCACCGCGTTGAACACTTCCTCGGATGCCGTACTGGCCGCCATAAACGGTCTTGGCATGCAGATATGCAACATCGGCAACCAGATGGGCATGAACACCAACCAGATCGTCACCGCGATCATGCAGGGCAACAATGCCATCCAGTCGCAGATCTGCCAGTGCTGCTGCCAGACAAACGAGAACATCACCAAAATGGGCTACGAGAACCAGCTGTCCGTCTGCAACCAGACAAACACCCTGGTGAACACGGCCAACCAGAACACGCTCGCATTGCGTGACGCAGGCACGGCCAACACCAACGCCATCATCAGCAAGCTGGACGCCATGCAGAACCAGGCGCTGCTTGACAAGATCGACTCGTTGCGCGAAAAGAACAGCACGCTCGTCAACCAGCTCTCGCAGGAGCACCAGAACGCGTATTTCGCACAGGTGTCCGCACAGACCATCGCGCCTGTCAACGCCGCGCTGGGTGATCTGAGCGCCCGTCTGGCGAAGATTGAGTGCAACCAGCCCGAAGTGGCCAAGGTGCCGTACAGCCCGGTTGTGGGAATCCCCACCTGTGTGGCGGCCCAATATGGTCTTGGATACGGCTTCGGTTTCGGGGCGGGTAACGGTTTCTGGGGTTGACCCGGAGAAAGGAGGTAATCATGCCATTTCCTTTTCAATTCGTTAACAGACGCGGATCGGCCGCAATAGTCACATCCGGAGTGAATGTCACCGCCGACAATGTGGTGTTCTCCTTCCCGAACCATTCATTCGTGAATGCCTGGTACAGGGGAACCATCTACATTGATCTGGCGCAGGCCGTTCCCACAGGAACAACCGGGACGCTGCCGGTCCTGTTCGAGACAAACGGGGTGACACAGGCCGTGACCAAGTACAACGGGGAAGCGCTGACGGCGGCCGACATCCCCGGTACGGGAGTGTTCGAGTTCTGGTTCGACAGGACGACAAACACCCTGCAGATAATGACCGGAGTAGTTTAAGAACACGGAGGGAGGAATCCCTCCATTTAAAGAGAAACAATTATGCCTTTCCAGAATTTAAGAGTCAACAGCCAGTTTTACATACTCCATAAGGACGGGACGCCTTATGTGGAGGTCGGTGCCATTGCGGGAGTATCCAACCCGGTCCCGGACGGGACACAGCCGGTGATGTTCGGCCAGCCGATGAAGATGGTGGTGGACATCACCGTCAAGGTCGGCGAACAGACCGTCACGTTCCAGAAGATACCCGCGGGGGCGGACATCGCCGACGCGAATTTCCCCGGAGGCGGGAACATGGTCATATCCGGGTCAAGGGAGTCGATGAACTCCGAGGTGGCGGCCATGAGGAACAGGTCCGCGGAGATACTCAGGAGCATAGACCACCACCGTGCCATAGTGGACGCCTGCGGCAAGATGATGGAGATCCTGAATCCCGAGTTTGCCGAAAGGCAGAGACAGGAGGCGGAAAACAAGGCTCTCAGGGAGGAGATATCCGAGCTGAAGGCCATGATGGCCGAACTGCTTAAACCCGCGGAAAGGCCCAGTACGAACAATCCTAAAAAACAACAAGTATGATGATGATCGAGATAGAAGACAGCAAGGTCGAGAGAATGTCCGGTTATGCCGAAAAAATGCTCAAGTATGGCGGCAAGCTCATGCAGTGCATTGAGGAACTCTCGGAAGGGAGCGGCATGGGACAGCGCGACGACGGCTACGATGACTATGACGAGTATGACGACATGGGACAACGTGGCGGTTATGGAAACCGTGGCGGATACGGCGGAGGATACGGGAACCGTTATGGCGGCGGCTCGATGGGCCAGCGCCGCGGAGTGCCCGGAACAGGACGCTATTCAAGATACCGTTAGTTTAACCCGCCGGGACGGAGGATTCCCCCGTCCCGGCTAACAAGAAGACCATGAACAGGACAAAGGAACCTCTGGACATATATGATGACCGGCCAAAGGAGCTGACGGCGTACCTCCGGCACAATGGCTGGCACTTCAACAAAAAGCTGTGCGACTTCGCCGTGTCGCTCATGCGCAGGATGAACCCGGCAACCGGAAAAAGCGAGAAGATCGAACCCATGACCAAGGACAAGGTGGACGAGCTTCTGGCCAAGAACGGGGTCAGGGTGGAGAACAACACATTATATGACTATGTATACGTGGCCAACCAGGCAAAAGCGGACTGTTTCAAGTCCTCCATTGCCGACGAGCCCCATCTGGCACTCTACGTCAAGGATATCATAGATGACTATGACGCTCCGGAAGGCATGGTCATGTGCATGTGGTATGCGAAAATGACAAGGGCCGGGGAACCGGTGGAATGGGACGAGATGTTATGATCCGCCAGCGGTTTGACATAGAGGAGTACGGATGGAAGGTGGAGGTCTACTATGCCGTGGACTGTTACTACACCGACGAGATCATGGGCAGGCTCTATGACATAGGCTGCCGCGGGGATGATCTGGAAACGGCGTACAGGAACCTGTCCTCCGGCAAACCGGATACCGGACTCACCTATTCCAACTACGGCACAAGGCAGACGGTCATGGTGATAGGGACCACATCGTCGCCCGCCGAGTTCCAGAACTCCTATGACCACGAAAGGAAGCACCTGGAAGCGCACATGGCAAAGGCGCTGGGGATCGACCCGTGGGGCGAGGAGATATGCTACCTGTCCGGCAATATAGGACAGAAGATGTTCGACAAGGCCAGGTTGCTGCTGTGTGATTGTGAATGTTGTAAGAAACAGATAAAGGAACTTATATGAAAAAGAAAGAAATCAGGAAAGCGCTGGAAGGCGGCACGCCGTTCTCAAGCCTGTACTCCCTTCTCCCCTCCGGGCAGAAGGAGAAATTCAAACAGTTCGCCGCGGCATTCGGATTCACGGAGCGGCAGGTCAGGGAAAGACTGCGGAAAGAAACACGATAACTTCTCATTGACAACGGGCGCCCCGCATATTATTGTATGCCGCAGGGCGCCCGTTCTGTTTTTATCCTTCAGTTAATCTTTCCTCAAACTCCGCAATGATACAGTCTGCGTCACCACCATGCACCCAGTTATCCAAAACAGAGGAAAGAACTTCGATGGCTTTCCGTTTCATTTCTTCCTCTGCCATTGCAACGGCTTTAAGAGCACTTTCTTTTGTGATAACCGGGAAGTTGGGATTGACTACCACAAAACTCTTGATTTCAATATATTCTTCTGATTTACTCATTTTTGTTCCGGTTTAAATTACTGTTTAAATTCTGGTAAAACACCGAGATATAAGTACTGATTATCATCGGTTCTGTACACTGTGATGTAATATAATACATCGCCTTCATTTTTAATGGCATCGCATCCTTGCATAAGGTCTCTTGAGCAATATGCAGGAGGTATGATATCCGCTATGTAGTTGTATAACCTTTCGTCAATATAATCACCTGGGCACAAAAAAACATTCAAATCTTTATCCTGTTTAGCCCATTGTTTAAAAGTCTTTTTCATTTCTATTCGATTTTGAATTATTTCTTTACAACTACCGCCATTGTAATAATAGATGTGCCACTCTCTTTAAACTCGCCCGCGCTGATTTCAAACACTTCTCCATGTACTTCTTTCAGCCAGTTGCGGAAATCAATACATTTTTTTTCCGAAGCGAATTTCCAGTGTTGGCTGGTTATTGCTGCAAGCGTGCCGCCTTCTTCCAATCGATCATACATAAGCCTGACATGCTCTATATCCTGATTACCGGAAAACGGAGGATTTGCAATTATCTTAGTATAACTACCTACACTGTTTTTGGTAAAGTCTTCATCAAGCAATATTACGTTGCTAAGGGTATGAAGAAATTCTCTGTTTTCCGGCATCAGCTCATAGCATTCCACTGTTACGGAAGGACAAGCCCTATGAATGGCTTTAATAAGGGCACCGCGACCGGCACTCGGCTCCAGTACCGTATCATCCTCATGTATCCCTCCGGCAAGCATAACCAGCCAGTCAGCAACATCGGCCGGAGTTTCAAAAAACTGGTAATCCTGCTGTAGGTTGCACCGCTTACCTTCTTTCAAAATGGAGAATATACGTTCCGGATTAAAAGGGAATGTAAATCCCTGTACCTTCCCACCTTGCCATGAGCCGCCGGCTTCTTCTATCCACTTTTTTGCTTCGGCATAGGATTTCTTATTGAATTGTACTTGGGGAAGTTTGAGAACACCATCCTCAAGAGTACAATGTTTCAATATCTCTTCCACACTCCATTTCTTACCTTCATCCTGTTTTTTCTTTTCGTCCGTTGAAGCGTCCGGCGCTAAAAGTGAAGATATTTTTTGAACAACCGTATTGCTCGCATTCACGAAGGTATTGACACAGGATAGCGCTTCCATGAGAAATTCAGTATCAACATATCCGGCTGCGTCATAAACATCTATACCTTCAGTCATAGATGACAACTCATTGAGCTGCGCTACACTACCATGTAACGTTTCGATTAAAATCTTTTTTTTGTTCGTCATAACTTTTTTGCAAATAAATTCTAGTTGTGTCTACACTCCCATGGCCTAAAAGGTCAGCGAGTTGAATTACATCTTTGTTTTTTTTAAGAAACATCTTAGCGAAAAAATGGCGAAAGGCGTGTGCGTGCATCTTCTTCGAATCGATGCCGCAATGTTTACCCCATGCTTTCAAGTGCTGGGAAAAGCCCCGCTGTGTGATCGGACCGAATCTCCCTACTGCGAAAATCCCGGTCTTACCATGTTCCTTAGCATAAGCCTTCGCTTCTTGCTGCAATTGCTTTTGGAAGAAAAAACGTCTGTACTTGTTACCCTTTCCTTTTAATGTCACTTCCCCGGATATGATGTCTTCCCACGTAAACTGCTGGAATTCCGACAGACGGGCGCCCGTTGTTCCCAAGACCTTAATAAAGAAATAGTAATCCTTATTGTTTTTTCCCTTGAGATATTCCAACAGCCGGTTATATTCCTCTTCGGTCGGCACATTGTTCACATCAAGCTTGCGCTTTATTTTGGGACGCTTCAGTTCTATAGGCTTCTTCAGCCATTTAGAAAATCTTTCGATTGCTGTAATCCGCAAACGGATGGTAGCAGGAGATAATTTTTCTTCTTCAAGACTTTTTACAAACCTCCTGCAATTATCCATGTTTACCTCATTGGCATACTCGAAATACTTCTTCATTGATGTGTAATATATATCAACTGTATGAGAAGAGTAATCATTGTTGTCGGTCAGCCATACAATGAAATCATTAAGTTGTTTCTTGTTCTTATCCGAAATGACATCAAGTTTTTCCAAAGGTTTCACCGCCTTTATCCTTTTTCCATATCCGATGTTGAGATAGGATAATAGATCGCATATAGCTGAGCACATTAGCGAATGACGCACCATGACATCTGCATTTTCACGCTTGTAATTCAAATAACCACGGCGGTTCACTTCTTTGGCCATCTCTAAAAAATCCGTGACATGCTTGATGTATTTCCCGATAGTATCATAAGTCCTGCCTGTTGTGTATAAGTAGGAAATATAATCAGTTAATATCTTCTGCCTGTCATTATTCATAATCTTGTTTAATTAAATTATACCAATCATTGCTATCTTCAAAAAAACATCTGTATCCATTAGCCGTATGTTTGCCTCTCACTTTCCGACATATAGCACTGATCAAAGAAGGAGCCACGCCAATCATCTTACCAGCCATTTGTATCGAAGGGAATACTCCACATAATTTCTCATCCTTTATCAAAACAACGCTCTTTTTATTCATGCCTGCTCCGGTCTTATGCCAAGCCCCACGTCCTTTAGACAGATTTTTTATACTTCTGGCTTTGGAACGCTTTGAATGATAAACCATTTTACGACCCTTGTTGTGAGATACACAACCTTTTAAAAATCGTCCGGTAATAAAGTCTCTCTCAAATCGCTCAGGCGGTATATATAATTCACTCATATCTTTTTAGTTATTCGTTAATTGGCAATTTCATAAAGCACATCCACATAGTTTTGCCATGCCTTCCGGTGGTGTGACCGAACAACGGCTGCCGTCCGATGGCTTTCAATACTTCTTTAACCGTTATCTGGTCTTCATTCCATTTGAAAATGAGAACACCGTAATTTTCAAGTACTCGAAAGCATTCATCAATTCCCTTTTTTATCACCCTTGGCCAATCTTCAGGAAGTTTACCATACTTCTTGGCTAACCAACTATTTTTACCAACCTTTAGCAAATGGGGTAGATCAAACACTACCAGTTTAAAGGATTTATCCAAAAACGGCATATCGGTAAAGTCCGATACGATGTCTGGGTGGACTTTCAGATTTCGGCCATCACAAAGAATGTATTCTTCGTCCCTAATATCAGCAAACAAAGCCAAAGGGTTTTCTTTATCAAACCAACACATTCGGCTACCGCAACAGGCATCTAATATGATTTTTGTTTCACCGTTCATTTCTATACTATTTTGAATTATTCATCTTGAAAATCGTCAATCTCAAACTCCCAATCCATTGCATCCTCTTGTTGGATATTATCTAATAACCATTCATTTGCATTTTCAAGCTCATCATCCCATTCAGGTACATCCCCACCTTCATCATAAGCTTTAGCTAATTCATCATAAACTTTGTCAGGGACTTCAACATCACTAAGTCCAACTCTATAAGTTACCTTGATTGTTAAATCTTTAATCTTCTTCATTTCTGTTCAGTTTTGAATTATAATGCTTCCATAATCTCATCATAGGTCATTTGCCCTTTTCTCCTTTCCGGTGTTCCGACCAATACCATACGTTCCCTTTTCCTTTCATTGAAATAGTTGCGTACACACCAGCGGAGATAATTGTAAGGATCAATTGTGAACAGTTTCTTTTCACTTATGCTTGATATTACACGGGTGATGATACTTTGCCACGCTTCCTTTACAACATCCTGGCTGTTAGTGAATCCTCCTGAATACATATAGCCTTTGACCTTTGATTCGTAAATGGTAAAAACGGACACCATCTCCTCCATATTACCTTCTTCATAAAAGCCTATCATGACTTCGGCTATACGGATAGCCTCGCGATAGCGTTGGACCAGATCTCTTTGGGAAGAACCGTGCCTGAAAGGTATTATAACATTCTTGCAATAATACGAGCGTGTCGTCAGAACCGTTTTTTTATCTTCCGTTATAATGACTATCCCTTGTATGGAATCAGGGGATACCCCATGCTCAACCGAATACAGAAGCCTGCTCACAGAGAACCGATACAGACGCTTCTGTTTTCTTACCAAGTAACGTCCGTCAGAACCGAGTCTTATCAGTCTTCCGGTGTTGGTGTTCCATAATTCACCATTCATGCTTATCTCATAGTGGAATTCCGGAATGGGATACCGCTTGTTTTTATCTGTTGTTCTCATAGGATGTCCATTTGTTTTTTTCCCGGTTGATGTTCCTTCTCCATTGGCGGAAAGTCCGGTGTTCCGCATCCGGCCAGCCTTGCAATGATCGGGCGGAACTTTTCCTTTCTCAGTTTCACATCATAATACGCGGTTGTCGCCCTGCATCTGGATATCTTCAGGAAGGAGGCTATCTCACGGAACAGATACCCTTCCTCATACGCCATATAGCAGAACAGCATCCTTGAATCGGATATGTTCCTGGATATCATCCGGGACAGGATCATCTCCTGCGAGACGCCCGTCATCCCGGAGATCTCGTCCAGCATAAGCTGCATCGGTTTCTTTTCCTTGTTGTCTTTTCTCAGGTTCATAAGATTGTCGTTTAAAAGGTTCTTAAATCTGTTTTAAAAGCACCGGCTCCTTATGCGGTGCCAGGTGGTTCTTTTCCTGAAACTCTGCGGACGGAACGCCCTGTCACGCTTATGCCAGCCCTCCCGGCACCGGAGTCTTGATTCATCCAGTATATCCTCCATCGCGGATTTGATCCTCTCCAATGTTTCCACGGAGAGCAGCAGGTACTCATTCATTCCGTCCTTTTCCATACATCGCGAGATTTGGGGATTCGGGATCATAAGGCTCCACGGTGGTAAGGGTAACGGAGGATACGACCACGCGTCCGCTCCCCTTGCAGGCGGGACAGGCAACGGTATGTACGGTGTCCGCCAGCTCGTCCAGGTTCTCAAGAAAGCCCCGGCCGCAGCATGTGCGGCACAGGACTACATGGGGATGGTCAAACTTCCTTCTTATCATCACCGGGAAATTCAGGTTTCACATCAGCAGCGTAGGGATAGACATCCATAATGGCGGTCTCGGCCACCGAGCCGATGACATAGTCCGCCAGCGTGCCCTTCATCCCCTCGTCCAGCTTCTTTACGGCATCGCGAAGGTCGGAAGCCTGTACCAGTACGGTAGTGGGGGTCTTTTTCTCCGCTCCGCTTTTTCCGTCCAGCGTGATAAAGAACAGCTTACACTTGAACCAGCGGTCGGCCGCATCTTCCTCAGATGGGAACAGTTCGCTGTAACCGGCGCGTTTGACGCCCGAAACTGTAAATTCACCGTTGATATACGGGTTCATTTCTTCAATAATACGGGCTTCCGCTTCCGTGAAGCTCAGCGCGTCGACCAGATAGGCTTCCGTTACTTTCCTGTTCATGCCGTTCTCCGCCACCTTCTCGTAGCGGATGGAACATTCAAACCAATTGTGCATCATAATTTACATCTTGTTAAATGAGGGTTCTATTCTTTTCCATTGATTGTTTCCGTCCTTTTCCTCGAAGTAGAAGCGGATCACCGTGCCTTCCACCACGTTGCTCTCACGGAAGAGCTGCATGATTTCCGAATATTCGGGGTCGTTGAAGTCATCCTCGAGCTCGTACAGGCGGGAGATGGACTTGTAGTCAAGATCCCCGGCCTCGTTGCGCTGGAGCAGCGACATGGCCAGCTTGTACATGGGGTTGCGCCCGTCATCGCCCTTCTTGCCGATCCATGCGTTCAGGTAGTCCACAAGGCGCTTCTCTGCCACGTCGGCCCTCTCGTCGAAGCCCTTGACCCGGTTCCCCTTGACGGAAACCTTGAAGGTGTCGTTCTTCACCTCGAACCCGAGCTGCTCGTCACGTTTCAGGCCGCCGTACTCCTTCAGCTGGTCATAGTAGGCGGTGACCTCCTTACGGAGCCATTCCTTGAACTCCTGACCGTCCTTGATATACTTGCGGAGCTTCCTCTCCACAGAGGCGAGGAATCTGGCACGCAGCTTCTGGTAGTTCTTCTTTCGGTCCCCGTCCTTTCTTTTCTTTTCGGCCTGCAGCTTGCTTAGCAGGGCCTCACGTTCCTTTTCAGATAAATTCTTGATATCCATATCTGTTCTTATTTATTAGTGAATAAATTCCTGAATAAATCAGGGTCGATTATCTCCTCGTTGCAGTCAACGTTCTGCTTTATGGCCGTCTGGCATTCATAGCAGAGGCGGTCTTCTGTCAAATAGCTGTTGTGTTCGCAAAACACTTTCCCGCACAGCCCACACCGGGCGAACATTACCAGTTCGGTATCCACATCATTCCGGCAGAAGTCATGTCCTTTAGCCCGGCAGGCATCGCACATGTCAGCACATTCCTTTTCGAATTTCGTCTTTTCCATTGTCATCATTGTTGTTTTTATTATCGTTTATCCATGCTATCAGTATCCATAGCATGGCGTTCAGTGACCATGTTTTCGCCCAGAAGTCATCATTAACTATCATGCCCGCGAAAGCCGAGAGGGCGGATATCACATACACAAGGTGCTTTATTCTCATACCTCCTCCTTCCGTCTTATGGCCTTCAGCTGTTTCAGTGTGGCCTTCAGTTCCTCCAGGTTCTGGCTTGACACCGGCTTCCTGCATCCTCCGTGGCTCTTCAGGAAGGAGGTGATCTTCGCCTTGTTCATCTCGACCTCCACGGGATTGTCGCTTCGGTAGCTCCTGTTGAGAAAACCGATATCCATTGACACGGCGTAAATGGCCTTGACCAGTGCCAGTTTCTCCCGTCTTTCCGGATCCTTTCTCCCGTCGGGATCGAGCAGCGTCCCGATCAGCCTTGCGGCCTCGCCTTTGCACAACTCCGCGGACGTCGTTGTCCGTCCGCCGCTGAACTGCCGGACAAGATGCCTGTATTCATCCTCGTCCAGCCCGAACTGCCGTCTGAGGCGGTGTATGCACCGCTTCTGGGCGTTTGTCGCGGGTAATTCAATTCTCTTCATCATTATTGCTGTTAAATGGTTCGTCACTGTTCCTGAGCCAGCATCTCTCATAGCCCTCCTTCCAGACCACATAGAATCCTTTCGGACCGGGAACACCACGGCTCATGTACCGGGCGCAGAACCCGTTCACCTCTATGCGGGAGAAGCAGTCCCTCTTGACCCTGTAGGCCACCGTGCCTTGCACCTCCTTCCCCTCCACATGGGAGATGTATACGAATATCTTCTTCCTGTATTTCTTCCTGAGCTCGACCAGCTGTTTGGCGGTGACGTCCATCTCGCCTTCAAGACTCTGCAGGGAGTCAATGATGACCACGTCCGGGGATCTCTGTTTCCCGAGGAATTCGTCAAACTCATCGAAAGTGGGGACCTCGTCCCAGAACAGCATCCCGCTCCTTGACGAATTCATGAATCCGAGCAGGGAGTCCCTGAAATCGGACTCGACACCCATCTCAAGGGAAATGAACAGCACCTTGTAGCCGATACGGTCAAACTCCCTGGCCAGCTGGAAGGTGAAGGAGGTCTTTCCCTGTCCGGACTTGCCGTATACGATCCACGCCCCGGATTTCTGCCTCTTTCCAAAGGCATCCATGAAATCCTTGGAAAAGGGGATGTATTCGTATTTTTTGTTCAATATGTTGTCAAACGACAATGACCTGATCATAAGCCGGCTCCTCCGTTGCTGATTTCCTGTCTGATTACCACATTGTCTATCATTCCCGAAAGCTCGCGCAGGTCATCGGCGAACAATACCTGACGGGGATCGTCCTCACGCGGCTGCTTCTTGACCTTGGGAAGTTTTCCCCATATCTCTTCCGCCGTCTCCCTGTCCTGCACGCCGTTGGCCATACAGATGGCGATGACATCCTTTTTGGTAGCGCCCAGAAGGGTGATGTAATTGCGGCCGAAACGCCCGTCTATCTCGTCATACCCTTCGATACGTCCCACATACCGCCTGATATTGCGCTCCAGCGTTTCCGTGCCGGCCACCAGACACCCCATGCGCCCCAGCGTGTCATCATACAGGGGAATAAGCGTGCACATGGCCGAATGCGTGAGCTTGCCGGCATCATCTATCAGCAGGACGGGCTTATAGGAGGACAGGGAATTCATGTGCGCGATGCACAGGTCCAGCAGGCTGTCATTATCCATATAGCGCGTCACATTCTCTCCCATGGCCTGTGCCAGTTTGGTAAGGAACTTGCGGCTGCTCCATTTGCGGCACTTGATATATACAACCCCCTTGTCACCGCACAGATTGTACAGGTCGATCAGAGACTGGGTCTTTCCGCTTCCGCTGCGGCTGCTGATACATACCCATTTGCTCTTTCTCCTGGCAACCTCGAACGCCCGCTTCACCTGCCGGTAAGAGGTTACGGTATCAACCACATTGCGGGAATTCTCATAGAAATAAAGGCCTGTGGCGATCCTGACCGCCAGGTTGTCGTCATTCGCGCCGTACTTGCCGGAACGGAACTGGGACATCGCCGCATCGGACACGCCGCAGCGACGGGCCAGTTCTGAAGGTTTTGAACCACGTTCTATCAAATTCTCTATGTACTGTTTCAATGCTTCCTTATCCATAATTATGCTGTTTTTAAAGTGTTATTAAATCATCTTGAAAAATTCATGTCGGCGTCGTCCCATTCGTAATCGTCATCCGCAAGAGGGGACGGAACCCTGAGAGGTCCGGGCGCAATCTCTTCAAAATCCACGTCCTCCACCGTCTGGCCACGCGCCTCGTATTTGCGGATCTTGTGCTGTCCCCGGCTGTCGGTGAGCAGGGCGCGGTCCAGCAGGCTGTTGCTCTTCAGAAGCGGGTTCCGCTCCTGCATGGCGGTTATCACCTCGTCCACCTGCTCCTGTCTGGCCACATACCGCCGCTCGAACTGCCGGTTGAACTCGTCCACCTTCCTGCGGTGCTCGAAATGTTCGGGTTTCTGGTCGATCAGGGCCATCGGTGTCTTCATGTCACGCTGCAGGAGGAATTTCAGGTCCCCCGTTTCCTTTGCCAGCCGGTGCCCTTTGGTGGATTCGGCATTGACGATGAGCACCTGCGACAGATCGTCGGGATCGTAGTGCACGGACCAGTCCTCGTGGAAATGGTTGCGCAGCTCCATGTCGAAACTCTCGTAATTGATCCTCTCCCCGAAGAGCTCGATCAGCAGCCCCTTGCCGGTTAGCCGGTTGGTGCGCCCCGTCGTGTCGCCCATGAGAAACAGGTACTCCTCGTCACAGAACGGCATCCGGCGTTCCATGGGGGTGCGTTCCCATGCGGCCATATACGCCTCCAGCTTCTTGGCCCGCTCCCTTTGCATGATGCCGTGTATCTGCGCCAGCACGCCCTCCTCGTCGGGGATCAGGTGGCGGTTCTTGTTCAGGATCTCTATATTGGGCTGGGAGCCGCGCCTGCTGTTGATGTTCACACCGCTCCAGTTCTTCTCCAGCTGGTAGTACGTCTTGTTCAGATAATTGAAGTACGGCTCGATGATCTTGGCCTTGGCGTTGTGGAGCGCGGCGGGAATGTAGTGCACCGTCATCGCCTCATAAAACGGAACCATTACCCCCTTCTGGTAGTTGTCGCTCTGCAACTGCAGCGGCTTGTACCGTGCACCGAACAGTTCTCGGGCGTGCTTGATGGCGTTGCGCAGCGCCTCTCGTATCAATGCCGGGCTCTCATGGTCGCCGATGGCATATCCTATCGGATACTTGCCGCAGGCGTCCAGCACCACCACGATGGTCTTGCGGTTGTGGATGGTGGTTTTCTTGTAAGTCCTTGTCTCGCCGTTCACCTTTTTGTCCACCGGCTGCCTCTTCTGGTAGACCAGTTCCACGTCCCATCCGTCCAGTGTCCAGTAGGTCATGGCGGTCTTCGGAGCCTCACGCTTGTGTTGCATCTCGAGGGAGTTCCTCAGCGCGGCGGTACCGCGCTGGTGCCCCAGGGTGGTGGATTCCATCATCTTCCGGTACCTGTCCACAGTGACAGGGCTCTTGATTTCCGGTTTCCCCAATATGGAGGCTATCTTGTTGTACTGTTCCATGATCTGTGCGTTGTTCAAATTCATGTGCTGGGAAAGCAGCTTGTGCATGATCGCCTCGTCCTCCTCGTCCCGTATCAGGGCGGCGGACGTGTTGCCCTTGTTCTTGTGCACCAAAGCGATGAAGCCTTCCGCCTCATACTGGTCCACTTTACGTTTGAGCGTCTTTCCCGTCGAAGGAAGTTTGTGGGGATAGCGGGTGTTGCCTTTGCTGTCCCGCACCTTCAGCAGGTCGTTCACCATCTCACTCAGCCTGTCCCATACGTTGAAACGGGAGCCGCCACGTCCGAAACCGCATTCCGCATTGCTGTCGCGCAGCCGGATGACTGCATCCAGGACACGTGCCTGGAGCGTGTAAAGCGTGACCTTCTCCGGTCTGAGCGGCTTTCCCGCACCGTCCCTGTAGGTGGTGAAGAAGGAGTAGGCGGCCTCGTTGTACCCTACCGCCCTCTCAAGCGGGCTGGTGGCGGCACGTTCGACATCCTCATGGGGATCACCGTAATATTTGATATACAATTGCTGTATGTATACTTCCAGCGAGTCGAACTCCACCAGGGCGGGGCGTCTGAGGCTGGCACGACGAGCAATAGCAATCTGCTTTCTAGAAACTTTCCCTTTGTATGTTCCTATCGGAAGGAAGCCTTTCTCGGAGCCCACCTTGCGTTTCGGATCATACATGATCAGCTCGTTGGCGTAGATACATACCTTGTCATTATAGATTACAGCCATATCAACCGTTTTATTGTTTAACCTTGTGCGGTTTCCGGCGTCGGACCGGAAACGAGGGCCGCCTTCCGGCTCCCTGACCGCGGTCCTACTTCTCCTCCCTGTAATACCTTTGTCCGATAAGGGAAAGGCAGCATACGACTGCAAGGACCGAAGCGGCAAGGTTCTCGTTGAAGGTGGAACGGAGGTTGTCCGCCAGTCTGAGCACTACCACAAGGCCGATGACAGCGGCCGCTATATGGATTATTCTGAATGTTTTCATTACGAATCATTTTTAAGGGTTTATAAAATTGTTTTTAAATTTCTGCTCCTATCCGTCGCAGACCGGAGCAGTTTTGCTACATTTGTAGCTGTGTAATTAAAATTTATATATCATGCCTAAAGTAAAGCCTGTTAAATTTGAAGTAGGAGATGTGGTATATCTCAAAAGCGAAGACAAATACGCTAAAGACCGGTTCAGAATGACTGTTAAAAGTGTTACCGGTGAATATCCTGACATTCAGGAAGTCGAATGTATATGGCTGTCCAAAGGGGAGATTCTTCAAACTCATAAATTCGCTCCTATACTGCTAGATAAACATTAATCTCCGTCTTCCTCATCTTCTTCGACATTCCGTGCCATCTGGTTGAACCGTGCTATCGGAATGCCGAAGATTCTTACTACGAAAAAATGTCCGGGCTCTACATTCTGGAACACTTCATCAATCTCGATCAGTGTTCTTATAGCTTTTTTCTTTTTCATCGTTTATTTGGTTTATAAAATTGTTTTTAAATCTCCGTCCCTATCCGTCACGGACCGGGACGGAATGTCTAACTAAAATTCAATCTATTACCGGTTGTATGAGCTATTTTTCTTTCTCTTCTTCCAGCTCGGCCTCGGACTGAAGGTCCGCTTCCACCTCCGCAATCACCTTGAGCGTTTCGTCGGCGTCCATTATCTCCTGCTTGCATTCAAGCATTCCGTTGATGATGCGCCGGTAGTCTACATCTTTCTCACCCAGTTCCTTGCAATAATTCTCATACTTGATCTCCGCCTCGGCCTTGCGTCTCTCGCAGTCGTCCTTAGCTCCCTCGATCTTACGGTTGATCTCTTTCTCGCGCAGGCTGAACAACTTGTCCACAAGGTTGCAGCCTTTCAAAATTGCTGTCAGTTTCTTCATAATCTTTCAATTTTTATCAGTTTATGTTTTCTGATCATCCGGACCTCTCCGGCGTCATGTGTTATTTCACCTTTTAAAAAAAATGTCCCGTCAAGGCCAAGCGGCGGCACTGCCTGTCGGATCTGGAGCTCCCCTAATGAGTTTCTAAACATATCCATATTATTATAACCAAACCCCACCGGGGTAGTGGTTAACGGTAAGTCTGATATTCTATCATTCATATTCTCTTATTTTTCGATTTCCTTGACCAGACGCTTCGCTCCGGCTATGTCCCATATCTTGTCGACCATTTCCGCGACCTTCATGTCGGTTGTCGGTCCTATCTTCACCATCACCGCCCCTTCGGCGTCCTGGTCCTTGGGAATGATGATCGGGCAGAGCATCCCGTATTCACGCCAGATCGTTATCACGATCCTCAGGTATTCAAGGTTGATACCCATCGTATAAGTAATCATCCCTGTTCCTCCCATTCTATCAGCAGTTGTCTGTACACCGGAACAGGTTCGGGATATATGATGCCTTTGTTCTTGTGGGAGATAGCCAGCTTCGTCAGTCTGTCGGCTATACGGCGGCTCATTGTGTTGCCGGAATACACCTTGCATACATGGGAGTAGGTGACTTTCATGTTGGTGGCGACCGTTTTCAGGTCATTTCGGTTGAGATAACGGCACACAGCCTGTTTCCATTCGATGAAGTCCGGACGGAACTTGGGTGCGGGAAGCGTCGGACGCTGTGTCGGGCAGACGGAGTAAGCACCGGTGCGGCGGATGGAAGGGAGAACCTCGTTTGTTACCCATCTTTTGAATGCTTTGGCAGTCGGTAACTTGGATCCGAAAATAAGAGCATACATGCCACTTTCATTGATTAAAATTGTTTCTTGAATAAATCCTTGATTATCAGGGACGCCCTGTTTTAGGGCGTCCTCATTATCAACGTGTTGCGAAATTGCGTTTCGTGTTTTGGTGTACCCTAGAGAAGCCGCCACATCTTTCCCCACAAACCAAGGAGCTCCATTGATTACCTTTACCCTTACATTAGCATCAATATCTTCTTTGAAGAAGATTTGCAGACCTGTTGTCTGCTGGTTGTTGTTCGGTGTTTCCATAATTATACATTATTAATTAGTACGTTCTGCTTTTACATTACCCTTGTTGTCGAGAATCTTTACAGTCTCATGCTTGGCGATTTTGTCAATATTGTACAGCTCGCTGTCGTTCCGCTTCTTGGCGGCTTCCCAGATCGCCGGGGCTTTACCTCCCGTTTTCTGACCGGACAATACCTGTCCGACATAAGCTGTTGTTACTTTAAAGGCGACGGCAAGTTCTTTCTTGCCTTGTGCACCTAACTTAATTACTTGTCCCATATTCGATATTATTGGATTAAAATTGCTATATTTGGCGCAGTTTGTATTAAACCCGATGCAAACATAGGGATAATTTTCAACCTAAACAAGAAAAATAGGGGATAATTTTCAATTATATGAGTAATATTTTATCAAGAATTCAAGAAATTGCTATAAATGAGGGAATAACAATTGGTGCTTTAGAAAGGATAATCGGTGCTAGTAAAGGCGTATTATCTCGTGCTATTAGTAATGGCACAGACATTCAATCTAAATGGTTGCAAAAGATAGTTGAAAATTATCCCCATTATTCAGCAAACTGGATTCTCACTGGAGAAGGTTCTATGCTAAAGAGTGAAATAAAAGGTACAGCTTCGCCTAATACCATGGACACTGCTTATATATATAATATGTATGAGGATTATAAAAAGCTACAAGAAAAAGTTCTTGCAGAAAAAGAGAGAAGAATAAAGGAATTAGAAACAAAACTTGCCAAGCTAGAACAGCAGGAATCCCCAACAACAAACTCCGACTCCCATGCAGAAACTGTCCAAAAAAAGCGGAGCTCATCGCGTATATCAGGCTCTTCTGCGCAACCCGATGCCCCGACCATAAAATAAAGATAATAATTGAGTGAAGATACAATTACAAAAAAAATGCCCCGAACTTAAAAAGAACGAGGCATAAAATTTTAAATGTCATTCATTTATAGGTACATAAAATGTAGTTTTTGATGGAGTATAGATACCACAAGTTATAACCTCCAAAAAACCGTTTAAAAAAGTATGGTGATTTTTGATTGCATACTTCTGACGATCTCCAACATATTGCTTAATATCCTTTTTGTTTGATGCTGGTGATATAAGTCCGAAAAGAAAATGATTGTTTGTCTTTGAGTTGAAAACTCTCTTTGGCTCATCAACCTCCATGCCACCTACATACAATTGAGAGCTATAACATGAAGACAACGATAAAGATAATGTACTAGCTAGTACTAAAAGCATTACTTTTTTCATGATTTTGTTTTATAAGATTGTTGTTATGTTATTTCATGCAAATAAAATGATAATATTTTAAAACAGCAAAAAATATTATACAGAAAATGTTTTAAATAACTCGATCCTTTAGAACATCGCACCGTAGTTTGAACAAAAATTCAACGAGTTCCTTATCTTCATCACCTTCGACTGCAATTAATTTATCAATAAACCCGTCGATTTGTTCAGCCGTTTTTTGTTTTCCGAAAGTTCTGATCATTTTCGACAAAACATCAGTTCTTTCTTTCCAA